CAGAAGCATTCTTTGAATTAAACAGAACAGATGATCCTGCTGGTGATCAAAATATTGGAGTAATTGAATTTAGTCAAGGAAATGCAGCTTCAAGACTTGCTGCACGAATTATAACTCGTAGAGATGGTGGTGTTTGGGGAGCAGCAAGTCTTCCTACCAGATTTGAATTCCATACATGTATTAGTGGATCAAATACTACTAGTGAAAAAATTCGTATTGCATCAAATGGCAATCTTCTTCCAGGTGGAGACAATTCACAAGATATTGGATCATCATCTAGTAAAAGATTTGCCAATTTATATCTTTATAATACTACATATTTTGGACCTAATGGTTCTTTAGTAAAAGAAAATAATCTTAGATTCCAAGCATCTGGAGCTTCATATATTGATCAGGCAACCGCTGGTCAGAATCTGATCTTTAGAACGTCAGATAGTTCTTCACTTGACGTAACGGCAGGATACATCAGTAACAAGGGAACTTTATCTTTATCAGGTGTTACCAATTCACGTGCTTTGGAAATTAATGCTGGTGGCGGTGCTTCATCATTAGTCTTTGATCGTAATGGACATATAACATCAAACATTCGTGCTGGTGATGGATACTCAAACGTTTCTGGTGGTTCTGGTGGTGGATCAAGGATTACGTTAAATAAAGAATATATGCAGTTCTGGACTTATCCTTATGTAAATGGATATATTGAACCAACTTATTCCAAGAGATTCCAAGTTGATAATCAGGGAGCATCATGTTATGGATCTGGAAATGGAAATGGAAGATATCATTTTACCAATGAAACTGCAAATACGAATAGACACGTAGAACATTCATTTGCAAGAGTAGGTGGAAGTAATAGAGGAACTACTGCTTGCGTGTATGTTGGTGAGAATAGTAACGCACAAGGTGAAGTAATTGTAGTTACTTCAGGATCAAATGGATCGCTGTCTAGTGGAGTTATTATTAACAATAATTCTCAATCATGGTCAGCATATTCCGATACCAGATTAAAGAATAAGATAAGTGATATTACAAATGCATTAACAGGTATTAGTCAAATAGATACTTGGAAGTATTCTATGAAAGATGATTCTACAAATGAACCTAAGTTAGGTGTTACTGCACAATCAGTACAATCAGTCTATCCAGAGGTTATTAGTCAGAGAGATAGGATAACTGATGATACTGATGATACTGAGTACTTGCAAGTTGCATACACAGAATTAATTCCTGTTTGTATCGCAGCTATTAAAGAGTTAAAGGCAAAGGTAGAAACCCTTGAAGCAGAAGTTACTACACTTAAATCTGCATAATGGATCATTTGAAAGTAAAGGACAGTGATCATCTCTACAGGGATGTGAATACTGGTGCAATCATAAATACCGATAGGTCTTCTTTTGAGAAATATAAGAGGTCTAAGTTAAAGTTTCAGAATATGGAACATGAGTTAGATCATCTAAAAGGCGAGATAAGTGAGATCAAATCCCTCTTAAGACAATTGGTTAATACAGATGGCTCACACACTTAGGAAAGTTGATAAAGATTTCTCCTTTGATGAACAAAGGGTAGAACTTAATGAGCTAGCTTTAGATGTATATAATTTACAGCATCATTTTGATGATCTCTCTCTTGATGATCTTGTTGATGTAAGTGCTGCTGGTGCTGCTATACAGCAAATAATAAAATTTAATGGTACTTCCTGGGTTCTAGATACGGACGTAGTTAGTACCAGTTTTAGTGTTCAGACTAATACTGCTAGTGGTGGTGGTGCTCTTTCATATGATAATAGTACTGCTATATTTCAATATACTCCACCATACTTAAGTAATTTCTTAACAAGTGTTGCTTTAAATGATCTTACAGATGTTAATACAGCAGGTGCTCAAACTGGTAAAATCATTAAGTATGATAGTACTGTTAATTCTGGTAGTGGAGGTTGGGTAGTAGCAGATGATAATACTACTGTTGCTAGTGCATTTATCAGTCTTACAGATACACCTTCATCTCTTAGTGCTGGCAAGTGGTTAAAGGTAAATGTAGGTGGTACTGCTCTTGAGTGGACTGATGCTCCTTCTACTGGAGCAACTTCATTTATTGGACTTAGTGATACTCCAGGAACACTTACTGCTAATAAGTGGTTAAAGGTTAATGCTGGTGGTACTGCTTTAGAATATACCAATGAACCTACAGATACTACTTACAATGTTTTTAGTACCACTGAAAATGGATTAGCACCACAATCTCCTGGTGGTACTACTAAGTTTCTTAGAGCAGATGGTAGTTGGGAGTTACCTCCCACATATACTGCTTTTACTGGCACAACTGTAGGTCTAGTTCCTACATCTACATCAGGTGAAACAACTAAGTTCTTAAGATCAGATGGTACTTGGGTTGATTCTCCTGGTGAAGCAAATGTTCAATCCGATTGGCAACAATCAACTACATCTGCTGATGATTATATAAAGAATAAACCAACTTTAGTAACTACTCTCAACGGACTTACGGATGTCAATACAGCAGGTGCTACTACTGACAAAATCCTTAAATATGATAGTACTGCTAATGCTGGTGCTGGAGGTTGGGTAGTAGGAGATGATGTTACTGGTGGTGGAGCATCTGGTGCAAATGTTACTATTTCTGATACTGCTCCTACTTCCCCTAGTGTTGGAGATCTTTGGTTTAAATCAGATGAAGGTAGATTGAAGATCTATTATAATGATGGTGATAGTATTCAATGGGTTGATACTAGTCCAATTGGTTCTGGTGGAGGTACTGGTGGAAGTTTTAGTGTAACTACTGACGATAATGAACCATCTAATCCTTCTGATGGTGATTTATGGTGGAAGTCTAATGAGGGTCAACTTAAAGTTTATTATCAAGATGCTAATAGTTCTCAATGGGTTGATACTGGAGGTGGATTTGTTGGTATTACATTAATTGCATTAAAGGATGTTGTTGCTGCATCATCTGATTTTGCTGATTTTAAAACACGTGTCGCTGCATTGTAACTATGGCTATTAATTTTCCCAATAATCCAAATCCAAATGATACTTGGAGCGAAGTAGGTAAAACTTGGCTGTGGGATGGAACTACTTGGAAGTTAAACAGTACAACTTCTAGTGGAATAACTGATGGAGATAAAGGAGATATTACTGTATCAAATTCTGGTGGTACATGGAATATTGATGCTAATACTATTGGTACTACTGAATTATCTGCATCAGGAACAACAGATTTAACAACATATTTAAGAGGTGATAATACTTGGCAACCTATTAGTGGTCTTAGTGGTCTTCAAAATGTCGTAGAGGACATAACTCCACAGTTAGGTGGTAAGTTAGATTGTCAGATTCATAATATAGATTTCTATAGTGGTGGTGCTTGTTTTGGTGGAGATAGTGCATCCTATGGAGCTAGGATGTTTATCCATCATACTAATGGTAGTGGTGGTACATCATTTATAGATGATTCTAGTGCAAATGGTTTGTATTTAATGTATGGTACTAGTAGCAACGGAAAAGTTGTAGTTAGAAACAGAACAGGAAGTACTCAATTAACTATTAATGATTCTGGTGTTCAACCAGTTAAGATACTTGACAAAGATGGACAAGTAGGAGGTAGTGGTCAAATATTAAGTTCAACTGGAACTGGAATTGATTGGATTGATGTGATTTCCAAAGTAGGGACTATTACTGTAACAGATGAAAGTCAAGACACAGAATGCTATCCCTTATTTTCTAAAGATCCTACTGGTGATATAGCACCTAAGACAGGAACTAATATTAAATTTAATTCTGCTTCAGGACAATTGGAAGCAGGTAGTTTCAAGAAGACTGGTGGGACATCATCAGAGTTTTTAAAAGCAGATGGTAGTATAGACACCACTACTTACTTATCATCTGTTGCATTGAATGACCTTAGTAATGTAGATGCAGTAACTAATGTTGCTCAAGGTAAAATTCTTAAGTATAATGGATCTGATTGGGAAGTAGCAGATGATAATGCAAGTGGTGGCGGTGGTGGTGCTACAACCATTAATAATAACGCAGATAATAGAATTATAACTGGTTCTGCTTCTGCTAATACTTTAAATGCTGAATCCAGTTTAACTTATGATGGGAATTCACTCTTCTTCAGTGATGATAAAGCAATAAAATTTGGTAGTAATCTTCGTATGCAAATGTATACGGATGGTTCTATCAATTATATAAAGTCAGCAACAGATGGTAGTGGTGCTTTTCCTATATCAATTCATTCTGGTTCTTCAGAAGTAATAAACATTGATGATGGAAACACACAGATTAAAACTGGACTTAAAGATAAGGATGGAGATTTAGGAAGTGCTGGACAAGTTCTTTCTTCTACTGGTACTCAGGTAAATTGGGTTAATGCTTCTACTGGTGGTAGTGATACTAATACAACTTATAGTATATCTTGTGCTGATGGTGACAACGCAGACGAAGAAAAGATTAGATTAACTGCTGGTGGTAGTGGTAGTGGTGATGATGATATAGTTTTAGAAGCTGGAACTGGCCTTACTATTGCTAGAGATGGAGATAAGATTACATTTACTAATAGCGTATCCAATAGTGATACAAAATATGATCTAACAGGAGTAGCAACTAGTAACGGAGTAAAGATTAGATTAGCAGGATTAACTGCTTCTGGTAACACAAATGATGATGTAGAGTTTACTCCTGCTGGAGGAATATCCTATCAAGTTACTGGTAATACAGTTGAAATTAGTAGTATTAATAGTCTTAGTGGATTGAGTGATGTTGACTATCAAAGTGGATCACCTGCTAATAATAAGATATTAAAATTTAACACTAGTGTTAATGGTGGTAAATGGGTTCTTGCTGATGATGTATCTGGTGGTTCTGGTTTAACAATAGCAAATAATGCAAATAATAGAATTGTAACTGGTATGGGTGGATCTGGTTTACATGCTGAAGGAAATCTAACTTTTGATGGTTCTACTCTTTCTGTTACTGGTACTGCTACAATTAGTGGTGCTCTTACTGCTGGTGGTTTGACATACCCAACTACAGATGGGACAAATGGTTATCAGTTAACTAGTGATGGAAATGGTAACGTAACATGGCAACCATCTGGTACTACTGATCTTACAGGTTATGTAAAGAAAACTGAAGCTGCATCTCTAACATTAGCAAGGACTGGAGCAAGTAATTATATTATAGTTAATACAGAAAGTTATTTTGATCTTAATACAAGTGCTCAATGTACTCTTGATATTGGTGCTCAGTTCGCAGTTGATGCTGTAGGACAAATACAATTACATTCTGATAGTTATGCTGAAACTAAAAGTACACTTTTTAATTTTAAGAATGTTGCTGGTAATTCAACATACGCACAAATTAATTCCACTGGATTAAATTTATATACTGGTGGAATTGTAGACAAAAATGGAGACACAGGAACAGCAGGTCAAGTATTAAGTACAACTTCTGGTGGATTGGATTGGGTTGATGCTACTGGTTCTGCATATGATCTAACAGGAGTAGCAACTAGTACTGGATTTAAAATTAGATTAGCAGGATTAACTGCTTCTGGTAATACAAACGATGATATTGAACTTACTCCTGCTGGAGGAATTTCATATACAGTAACTGGTAACACATGCCAAATTAGTAGTATTAATAGTATTAGTGGATTGTCTGATGTTGATCTACAAGGTAATTCACCTGCTAATAATCAAATATTAAAATTTAACACTAGTGTTAATGGTGGTAAATGGGTTCTTGCTTCTGATGATAGTGGTGGAGGTGCTGACGGTAATAATTACCCAAGTTCATTTGGTTGGAATTCAGGTAATGGAGTTTTAACTCTAAATCGTTCTGGTCTTAGTGCTATAACTATTGATTTGGATGGTAGGTATGCTACAGGGACAATACCAACTAATAACAATCAACTTACAAATGGTGCTAATTATATTACAGCATCAGGTACTGTCACAAATTCGGAAAAGGCTAGAATAAGAACTGATACTGGTAGTGTAAATCATAATCTAGTATTTGTTGATTCATATACTGATAATCAGCTTCAAATTCTTAAAGTAGATAATGCGGATAATTCTTTATGCTACAATCCATCTGCAAATAAACTTATAGCACAAAATACACAGTCTTATTGGATGTCGGAATGGAGTGCTCCCTCTGGTGCTGCTGCAAACGGATATTCTGGACAGTTTCTTATATCTAAAGGTTCTAGTCCGTGGGAGTGGTCACCATACATGTATCAGTCAAGTTCTGGTGAATTATGGCTTAAATCAACTAGTGGTACTCATGAAGGTGGTCATCTTCAATTTGAGGATATGGGCGGTAATACATCATATGCAGTAGATGTTTATAGAAATGGTTATGGTAGTGATGAAGTGCTGAGATTTATTGATCAAAGTACAGGAACTGAAAGATTTAGTGTTGGTCCACAAGGTCAATGGGGAATAGGACATGTTGGTGCTCGTGATTATGGATCATTAGGTCAGGTAATGATTAGTAGGGGTTCAAGTCTATCCCCTCAATGGGGAAATGCGAGTGGTATAGCTGCAAGTGTTGTAGGACCTGATATAGATAACATATATGCTCAGTTAAATGCGATTGGTAATGACTCTAGTATAATAACTGTTGCACAAATTAAGGCTGCACTAGCTGCTCTCACTCGTAATTAAATTATGGCAATTACTCATACCGAAACTGTTACTAATTTAACAGTATTAAATGATGGAACAGATCTTGTTTCAGTAATAGATATTACAACTGTTTCTGTTGATGATTCAGATCCTTCAAATCTTACACGAACATTTTATGATACCTATAAAGTAGATACTTCTGGTGGAGCATCTGCTTCTGGATTTGTAGCATATGGTAGTTTAACAGAGGATGTTATTAAGGGTTGGATAGCAGACAAACTTGCTGCAAGTCCTAGAAAGGCAGCTGCAGTGGCATGGATAGAAAATAAAAAGAATCCTCCAACACCTCCTGAAGTGGTTAAAACACTACCTTGGTAGTCGTATAAATATTAGTACATTACCCATTGATTATTATGGATCCCGCAAGTTTAAAAATTGAATTTGACAAGCAAGTTAAAGATGCTGATGCAAAGATTGTTGAAGCAGAAAAGAATTTATTACAACTTAGAGAGTATAAAACAAAACTTCTAGGTGGACTAGAGACATTGGAATTACTTGCCCCAAAGACCGAGGAGCAGGTAGAGACACAGGATGGTCCCCCAGAGTCTACGACACCTGCTCCTGAAGGGGAGAGTTAAACTAAATAATACGAAGGTATATTGTAAGTAAAATGCCAGCAACAACGAAGAAGAATGTTGATCCGTCACATACTATTGAGTATCAAAGGACGGTTATTAACGATATGGCAGGAGATCTGCATAGTATCTTTATGGGTACTGCTGCGATCAATGCTGCAACAATTCAAGTTGCTGGTGCGGATATAGGTTCTATCTCTGATCATGAAGATAGAACCATATTTTATTATTACGGTCAATTCTCCGCTGATTATACGATAAATTCTCCTACTAAACTAGCGGAGATTCTTAGTCACGCAGATGCAACCTGTGATATTGAAGATTCTCAAACAGTTACAATTGATGATGGTTGTGCATTGGTTATTAGTGATACTACAAAATATGAGTTCTTTTCAAACATGACAGAAGAGACTAACCCTCAGAAGTTAGTTGGTTTTGCTGATAATGTAAGAACAACCTTTATAAAAGATATGGGTCTAACTGGAGCAAGGAAAGTTGGATATACTGTAGCACCTACTTATGTGGATGACGATGTAACCATAGATATAGATGATACGATTACAGTTACCGTGGATGACGAAGCGGTATTGATTGTATAAATAACACAGAATAGTACTTGCCAAAACTTACGGAATAGCATAGCATGTCAACATTAAGAGTAGACAAAATTAAAGCTCGTACTGGTACGACAGTCACAATACCAGATTCTCAGAACCTTTCAGTATCAGGGGCATTAACCGTTACAGGTACGCAAACCTTTGCAGCTGGTTCATCATTGAGTCTTCAAGGTGAAAATCTTAACTCTGGTACAAGAGGACAGATCCTTTATTACGATTCTACGGGAAAAATTGCTAAACTATCCGTTGGTTCTTCGGGTGCTGTTATTCAGTCTGATGGTACTGATGTTTCTTGGGGTAACATTGGTGGTGCTCCAAACATCTATTACGTTTCTACTAATGGTGTAGATGCTGCTGGTCGTGGTGGATCTATTGACGCTGCATTCAAGACTATTAAGTATGCTTGTGGTGCTATTGGTACTCCTACTGCAACTGCTCCTGCTGTTATTTACATTAAGGGTGGTGTTTATGAGGAAGTTCAACTTCCAATTATTGTTCCACCATATACAAGTGTTGCTGGTGACACATTAAGATCTACGATTGTTAAACCTAAGACTGGAGAAACTGACTCTGGTGGTTCTACACTTAATGTTAACTCAACTCTATTCCGTTGTAGTAATGGTACTATTCTTCAAGACATGGTTCTTGATGGTATGACTGGGTATACACCAGGAAACCCTGCTCATGCTCCAGAGAGTGCAACTGTTAAAGGTACTTACTTTGCATTGAACTCTGCAAGTGCTATTACCGACAAATCTCCATACATCTATAATATAACATCATTTGGTGATGGTGCTACTGGTGCTGTAATTGATGGATCATTACATGGTAGTGGTCATAAGAGTATATTGTTCCACACCTACACTGCTATTCATAGTGATGGTTGTGGTATTTGGGCTCATAGTAATGGTGTTGGAGAACTTATTTCCGTATTTACATACTATTGTCAAGTAGGTATTGCTGGTTCAAGTGGAGCAACTATGAGAGTTCTAAACTCTAGTTGTTCTTATGGTGAGTATGGTGTATATGCTGGTGGATTTGATGCATCAGAAACTACTAATAACGGTCAGGTTATTGGTACGATGCTTGCTTACACCAATGTTCTTTCTACAGACTTTCAGCCTGGTGAGCAAATAACTGGTGGTACTTCTAATGCAACTGCATATGTTATTAATATACAGTCAGAACCGAAAAGACTTTATATTGTTCAAAAATCTGGAACATTCCAAGCTGGTGAAGTTGTAACTGGAACTACATCTGGTGCTACAGCAACACTAGACTCTGGTGGTTCATTTGAGGTTAATCAGACTGGTAGAATTCTAGTCACTACCTTTACTAATGCTCCTGTTGCTGGAGATGCATTACAGTTTGCTACAACTGATGGTAATGCATATCAGGTTCAGAGTGTCAGTCAAGTAACAGGAGGTAGTGTTGATTATAATGTAATTGTATTTGCTACATCAAGGGCAACTGCTGTTCCTGCTACTACAGTTGTTAATTGCAGAAAGAAATTTAGTCTTGTCCGATTAACTGGTCACGACTTTATGCAAGTTGGTACTGGTGATAGAACAACAACTAATTGGCCAGATAGTCCAACTCAAGCAGCAGATCCAGCTGATCAGATTGTTACTAATACCACAGACCCAGGACGTGTTTATCACGTGTCAACGGATGAAATGGGTAACTTCTATGTTGGTGAGTACTTCAAGGTAGATCAGGCAACTGGTAAAGTTACTCTTGATGCTTCTGCTTTTGACCTGAAAGGTCTTGAGTCATTACAACTAGGTTCTGTTGGTGGTTTGATTGGTGCTCAGATTAATGAGTTCTCAACAGACACTACATTATCACAGGATTCTAATGATAAGGTTCCTACACAGAAAGCTGTTAAGACATACGTTGATGCTCAAATAACTTTACAGGATCTTGACTTTACTGGTGATAGTGGAACTGGTGCTATTGATTTAGATTCAGCAGCATTAGCAATTGTTGGTACATCAAATGAAATTGAAACTGCTGCTAGTGGAACTACAGTTACAGTTGGTCTTCCTACTAACGTAACGGTTGGAAATGACTTAACTGTAACAAATACTTTAGGAGTAGGTGGTAACTTAACAGTAACAGGCAACTTCACCGTTAATGGAACCACAACAACAGTTGCTACAACTAACACAACAATTGCTGATAATCTAATAGAATTAAACAGTGGTGCTGGTTCAAACGCTAACGACTGTGGTATTCTAGTTGAAAGAGGATCTACAGGTGATAATGCTATTATCGCTTGGGATGAAAGTTCCGATGCTTGGTTCTTTGGTACAACTGATGCTACCAATACTTCTACTGGTAACTTAAACCTTACAGCACAACCTATTGTATGTGGTAATGTTACTGCTCTTGATGTATCCACTACTCGTTTAATAACGAATGAGGTTATTGAGAAATGTAATATTGATACTGGCGGTGGAGTAACTAGTACTGTAGCTGTTAATTTGAAAGATTATGCATTAAATTACTATGATACAGACAGTGCTGGTAACTGGACTTTCAATGCAAGAGGTGATGGATCAACTACATTAAATGCACTTCTAACAGATAATGATAGTCTTACCTTCACTTGTATCATAGATCATGGTGGTACTGCTCATTATATGAGTGGATTCCAGATTGACGGATCTGATGTATATTCATCAGTTCATTGGGCTGGTGGATCTGCACCTGAAGCAACTGATGCTAAAGCAAATGGAACTAGTGTTTATACATTTACCATAATTAAGAGAAGTTCTGGTAACTATAAAATTCTAGGTAACTTCAGTGCATTTGAAGACTAATAACTAAAGGGAATAACAAATGAGTCCGTTTTTACAAACACGAGGTGGTGGTTCTGCACAGGGGTATAAATCCTCTGGTGGAGGAGCTCTTGGATTAACTCAAAATACTGCTGTTACAAGAGTCTGGGATTTGATTCAGGGTGGTGCTGTTGACAGTGGTTATTATTGGTTAAAAGGTAATGGTTCAGTAGGTAATGCAAGACAATTCTATTGTATATTAGATCCTAACTGGATGAATCTCTCCAATACACCTATTGGTAATGAATATGGTTGGGCAATTATTGCTAATCATGACGCAGCAAAATTGAGTAATGCAGGTCATCAACCACGCCCAACTGCTCAGACTGGTTATGCTGGAAGTGATGGTGGTAATGTTGGTGGGGCAAATGGACATCTTGCTCAAATTCCTGAATATAGTTACACTCAACATTTGGAATTGATGCCTTTTCGGATAATGATGCATTGTTGCTATAATAATAGCAGCATGGGATCATGGAATACTAATAATGGATTAGGATTTCCACAATCTTATTACTACTGTGGTTGGGGTAGCGATCAAACTATTCCAGCTTCTAATGGTTGGTATAAGGTTAGAGACTGGAGTTCTAGTGACTACTATCTTAGAATGAATGGTTCTAATCATGCAAGAAGACTTGCATATGGATCAAGTGATTATGATGTTGAAGCTATGGGATGTTATTATCAAAGCAACACTAGTACTCCTTGGCAGGTAGGATCTGGTAGTTCTGCACAATATCCGAATTATATTGCCCCTTGGAGCCATAGTACTTCTGGAGCTTCAGCAACATTCTCATGGCACGATACTGCTAATTATGGTTGGGATGACTGGCAAGATGGATCTGGTATGGGAGATGGTTGGGCTACTGAGAGTGCAGGTGGTAATGCATATCGTAATTTACCAAGTATGATGTTAATACATTAAAATAAAATGGCAGCGATTCCTCTAAACTTATTGCTGGAAAAGGGAACCGATTGGGACGCTACCTTTAACATCCAGAATGAAGATAACACAACACCACTAAATCTGACTGGTTATACAGCAGAAGCTAAGATGAAGAAGAGTTATTACTCTACTGCATCTACTAGTTTTGTTGTCACATTTGTGGATCGTTATAATGGACAGTTAAAAATTGGATTGGCTAATGCTGCAACTGCTGCATTAGAAGCAAGACGGTATGTATATGATATTATATTAACATCTCCACAAAGTATTAAAACACGAGTCATAGAAGGTATTCTTGAAGTAACACCAGGGGTTACCTGATGCCAAATTATAATGTATCAGTAAAGTCTTCTAATTATCAGGTTCTATCAGAACCTCAGAAGAAATACAATGTTGGGGTTAACTATGAGATCCCCAGTAAGTATCTTCAGTATGGTAATGAGATACTCAATGTATCAAGTTGGGTATTCAATGGAACCAATACTGGGTTTCCATTAATTGATAATGCTGGTGACGCATATACACCAGTTAATGATCAGCAATTGATTGTTGCTGTTGATGGATTAGTACAAGTTCCAGGTATTGATTACAGTACTAGTGGGACTAATATAATTTTTACTACTGCTCCTACATCAGGACAGAAAGTATATGTTGTAGCATTATCTACAACTGCGGATTTAACAAGGACAATTAACTTTGTTGTTGATGCTGGTTCTTCACCAATGTCTTCTGGTGTTAAAGGGGATATGACTCTTGATGTTTCAGGAAAAATTGAATCCTGGACAATTATAGGAGATCAATCTGCTCAATGTCAGTTTGATATCAAGAAAGTTGATTATGCCAATTTTCCAAATTTTTCATCTATATGTGGTACAGAGAAACCTACTCTAGGTAATATTGGAGGAGGCACTACACAACGTATAAATCAAAATACCACACTCTCTACTTGGAATACAGCATTAACCGCTGGAGACATTCTACAATTTGAAATTGTATATGCTATAAATATACAGAGGTGCGTAGTTTCTATGAAGCTAGCACTTTAATAAATAACAGTAATAACATAGGAAAGCACACGAGGAGTAAACTTAAATGGCACTGCTAGTTACCGACCAGGGTGAGATTGATTCACTCCGTACCTTATTAAACGCAACGCATCAGATTCCAAGGGATTTGGTATTGAAGCTCTATACTGGACCTTCAACAGCACCTTCAGAACAAGATGTTCCGTCTGCGACAAAATATTTTGAACCATTTGACGCTTCAAATAGTAGCGGATATGGTACTGCACCTAACACAGGATATGATAGTATAACTAATGTTAGAACAGAGGAAGATCAGAAGTTCAATGAGAATTATGGTATACTTCTGAATGGTAATCGTTGGACAATTGCTACTACTACTTCTGGTCAAGGTATTGCAAAAACATTCGCTGGTACTACTGGTACATACCAGATTGTAGTTGATACCAATACTGATCTTAAGAAAGGAGACTATGTTACTGGTACTGGAATTCCTGACAATACCTATGTTGTTGATATTGATGGTACTAATATTGAGATAAGTCAGAAGTTAACTGCTACGTCTAATGCTGGTACTAACTGTACATTTGCTGTTGGTAGAACAACTGCTTCTTATCCTGAGCAAATATTTACATTCTCTGGTGCTGCTGGTAATGTTTATGGTTATTATCTAGCACGTGCAAACAATATGCCTGTCACACTTCACGGAGTTGTTGATGGTGGTACATTAGCTGCTGCAACTAAAGTTGCTAAAGTAGAGTGTAAGGGAGTTATTGGTAATAAGTATATTAACCTCAAAGACGTAGATGTTGATGGTGGAGCAGTTACTGCTGGTGCTGCTGATGGATATGCTATTACTATTACATCTAACGCAGCAAGTGTTAAGAAGGGTATGTTAGTTAAGAATGTTGCTAATGTTCCAACAGAAACACGTGTTGTTGGTGTAAGTGGAAATGTAGTTACTCTTGATAAACCAGTTACAGGTGGTGCTGCTTCTGGTACTGCTGCGTTTAGAACTAATGTTGCAGAAGATCTAACAATTGGTATGAAAGTATCTAAATTTGTTGATGCTTCTAATGCTGGTCCAGATGCGTTCCCTGCTGCTACAGTTATTGAAGGTATTGATTATGCAACTAAGAGTGGTGAGCAAGGACCAACAGTTTGGTTAAATAATGCACTTACAGATAACGTAGGTACTGCTAGTGATAACGATCAGGTTGATTTCAACTTTAGTGTTATGACAACAGATCCTAGTGGTTCTGCTGTTGATCACAATTTGAATCCTGGCGATGTTATTTACATTGCTCAAGGTACTGCAAACGGACCTGATACTGCTGCTCATTACACAGTATTTGAGACTCCAACAAATAGTACATTTACTACAACACCTTCTCTACAAGGAACTGGAGATGCTACTTTATACTCAAGTATATTCTTTGCAGAACAGTTTACAAATGGTCCATACGCTATTCAAAACAGTGGAGACCAAATTAAGGTTACTCTAAATGTCAGCCTAGACTGATTATACATAGAGTATACCCAGTTTATATTCTTTACTTTGTGGGGGTTGCAGTTTGCGACCCCTTTTTTATTGGATTCTAGGTTTCTATGCAATACGCTTATACCTCAGAAAGTGGATCACGTATCATTTCCGATCACGGAAGTGATGCTTTAAACAGCCAATCTGACGAAAAGCAATTTAAACCTAGGTATTACAACAGTATTAAAATTGAAGATTTTGTATATGAGTCATGGCCACCTTTATTAAGATATGGTGGTGGAGCAAGTTATGAATACTATGATTCACCTATAACGAGTATTGTATGTCAAGGTGGGATATGCATATATTCATATGAAGCTGGAAATAAATCAGAGACAGTTGGACAACATGGAGCAAGTACTCTTAGTTTCCTTGCTGCAAGAAGGATTTCATCATTCCAGACTAATATAGGAAGTCGCACTGAGATATTTAAGTTTGTAGGTGCAGCTGAAAGTAGAGGATATGTTTATGAACCTGATATTACTGAGGATTATAATGAACTTGATTATGGATTGATAACTTCTAATCATACAGCAACAATAGATAATGGATTGGTAAGTCACACTGATGCTGTAACAATAACAAGTCATGGAAATATATTAGATGGATATAGAACAAGATTTGGATTTAAGAAGACAATTGGTGAGGCACAAGCTAAGGCAACTAATGCATGGGTAGGATCTGGTAGAATATTATCTTGGGGTAGACAAACATCTCCAGCCATATATGGATATATTGTTGATGGTAAGGTCAAAGGTCTATCTGGTATTGCGGATGCCTCGTTCACCACCAATCGTCTTGGTGGTGGACTTACTCCGCTTGGTGGTACTGCAATTATTGGTATCACAGTTCACGTTCATGGTGATGGTAATCTTAGAAAATTTGGTGGTTCAGCAGAGTCTGCAACATGGAACCCTGATGAGAAGCAAATGCTCTTCTCGTTCACGGGTGGACTTACTTCTGAGAAGCATGTAGAATCTTACGCTGGTTCTGGTAGGATTAAGAACCTTGCTAAGGTTGAAGCAGAGAAAGGTACTTTTAATTATGTTGGTTCTGGTGAGTTTAAGTTAAGACCAAGGAAACCTTCAACACATAGATTATCACATCTTTCTAACTTCACATTAGAAGCTTCTACACCATACTGGCATGGTCTTGGTGATCCTAATGGACATTGGGGCAACACACAACAATTAGGTGCTGTTCAACTCAAGGAACTTACTGAGTGGTCACACGAGAAACACACTGACAATTATAATCAAAGTTCTATTGTTGAATATGTAGAACGAGATTGGGGTTTTGTTCAAACTGAATGTTCAAATATTGGTACTATCTCAACATCTGGTGATGTATCGGGATCAGTATCAGAATGTACTATTAAGATTGATCAAGGAGTAACAGCGAGAGTTACTTCTGGTCAGAATTATCAAGTTGCGTTAGGTAGTAACTCTGCAACTAACTTTATAGATTATGGATTAGTATCCGAAGGTCATAGTCCCTCAGAAGATTGGGGTTGGATACTTGATTGGGGTACTAAGTCTCCATACGGATTATTCAGATTTGATCACTCTGCTGAAGCAAGTATCCAATTCATTCCTAATTGGGTTGGTAGAGGTGGTCTTAGAATATTTGGTGCTTCAGAAATTCCTCTTGATGTTAGTGTTTATGGTGCTGGTACTCTATTCTCAATGGGTGGTGGTGCTGAGAGTAGTAGTACTTCTGAACAACGTGGAGGACTCACTTCTCTTAGTGGATCTGCTATTGTTGGTATTACTGCGATTACCACTGGTTCTGGTTCACTCAAGAAATTTGGTGGTTCAGCAGAGTCTGCAACATTCAATCCACTTGAAAGGCAGATGCTCTTCTCCTTTACTGGTGGTATTACCAGTGAGAAGCATACAGAATCCTATGTTGGTTCTGGAAGACTAAGGAACTTTGCGAAGTTAGAAGCAGAAAGAGGAACATTTGATTATGTTGGTTCTGGTGGATTTAAGTTCCAACCAGAAAATGCTATAGAGAAAAATACTGATTGCTATAATCAAAGTTCAATAGTTGATTTTGCACGTGCTGATTATGGAACTGTTGTAGATCAAAATCCTACAACAACTATAGATTATGGTAATGTTGCTGATAGTGCCAATGCAACAATTGATTATGGTTGGATATTAGGAGAGAGAAGTGATCTAAGAACACCATATGGTCTCTTCAAGATTCAGTCTACAACTGATGTTGTTGTCAAGAAACAATTCTCTTATGTTGGAATTGAATCAGTAATAAAATTAAGTGGAGTAGCGAGAGTACCACTTGAAGCTTCTGCACATGGTAAGGGTCATATTTTTGTAACTGGTGGTGCATCTGAATCTTCAGTAGTTACTTCTATTGGTTCTGGAATTGAAAGACTTTCTGGTAATGCTGTTATTGGAATAGGATTAAGATATATTGGTTCTGGTTCTCTTAGAAAACTTGGTGGTCTAGCAGAATCTATTACCTTCAATCCTGATGAGAAGCAAATGCTCTTCTCCTTCACAGGTGGATTGACTAGTGAGAAGCATGTAGAATCTTATGTTGGTTCTGGATTCCTTAGAAACTTTGCTAGTGTTGAGACTAGAGCAACATTTGATTATGTTGGTTCTGGTGGAATTAAACTTAGACCAAGAAAACCAGTACAGTATGAGTTAGAAGAACTTTCTAACTTCACACTTGATAACTATGCACTCCAGTATGACTTTATTGATCTTGGTGATATTGACTTCTATAACGAAGCAAATACCAACCTTGGTTCTGTAAAACTCAAGTGGTTAACTCTTGAGCAATCACATGAGAAACACACTGAAGCATATAATAATTCTGCATGTGAAGATGCTGTAGATCTTGATTATGGTAATCTTGTTAATCAAAATCTAACCAATTGTGTAGCAACTAGTGGTGTTATTAATACTAACACTACTGCTACTAGTGGATGTATTAAGGTTGCTACTGGTACAACACTTGCTATTGCTCCAAGCAATACATACACAATTCCAAATCAGTTAACAACACCTTCTGTTACTGAAGATTACGGACTTGTTTCAGAATCTAACGCACCAGAGCATAGAGATTATGGTTGGATACTTGGAACTCTTTCCAAGAAGTGTCCATATGGATACTCGGATATTATTGGTGCTGCTAAGACTCACTTTGTTGAGAAAATCATTACTACTGGTTACTCAGTTAGTGGTAAGGCTGGTGTTAATATCTTTGGTTCTGCTGATACATTCTGGACTCCTCCATATCACGGTAGAGGTCTTGGTAGAATTATTGGATTTGGTCATGAGTCCTTTACTCCTGCTACTGCAATTGGAGAAGGTATTCTCTTCTCAATGGGTGGTGGTGCTGAGTCTACTTCTGTTCTTGGATATGGTGGTGGACTCTTCAAGATTGGATCTCAAGGATATACACTATTCAGTCTACTTCATCCAGGTTCTGGTCTTATCAGAGTTACTGGAACTGGTACAGAATCCTTTACTCCATCAACATATGTTGGTTCTGGATCTCTCAAGAAATTCAGTGGTGCAGCAGAATCTGCTACTTGGAATCCATTGGAAAGGCAGATGCTCTTCTCCTTTACTGGAGTTGGAACAGAAACCTTTACTGCAAATCCACCAGAGGAAGGAACGCAAGTTCGTATTTCTGGAGATGCTTTCCCAATATTCTTTATACCCAAATATCCTGGATCTGGTCTTATCAAGATTTCTGGGGAGGGAGATACCGACAGAACAAGATCCTTTGTTGGTTCTGGATCACTCAAGAAATTCTCTGGTGCAGCAGAATCTCTTACCTTCAATCCAGAAGAGAAGCAACTTCTATTCTCCTTTACAGGAACAGGAACCGAGAAAGTTACATTCAATCCTCCAGAGGAAGGAACCAATATACGTCTTCGTGGAGAAGCAGTTCCCAGAGCAACAATATCTCAAGTTGGAGATCTCAGGATTCCTGTATTTGGAGATGCTTTTGCGACAGCAACTTTACGTCATATTGGTTCTGGTTCACTCAAGAAATTCTCAGGTGCTGCCGAGAGTATTACATTCAACCCAGAAGAGAAGAGACTTCTATTCTCCTTTGCAGGAACAGGATCAGAACGTACATTCGTTGTTCCTCCAGAAGGTGATGGTGTACTCTTTACATTCGGTGGTTCAACAACAACATCTGCTACTTCATATCAAAGTACTGGATTATTCAGGGTTGATGGATTCACTGACTTTACAAGATCTAGAGACTTTATTGGATCTGGTTCACTTAAGAAATTCAGTGGTGCTGCTGAGTCTCTTACCTTCAATCCTGAAGAGAAGCAAATGCTCTTCTCCTTTACAGGAGCAGGATCGGAACGTACATTTGTTGTTCCTCCAGAAGGCGATGGAAGAATTTCAATATATCCAGAAGCATCAGATTACAGATTCACACCTAACTGGAATTCTGTTGGTGGAATCAGAATTGATAATGAAGCTGCTTATAGATTTGCTCCTGTATGGATTGGTTCTGGTTCACTTAAGAAATTCAATGGTGCTGCTGAATCTCTTACCGTTAACCCACTTGAGAAGCAACTTCTATTCTCCTTTGTTGGTGAAAGGATTGCAGAGAAGAGAACTTCTAGAGAAATCAGTAAGGGTGGAACTCTTAGACTTGGTAATGATGCACATATTGTTTGGGTTCCAAATAATATTGGTTCTGGTACTATCTTCGTCAGTGGAACTGCTAAGACTCATTATGTTCCACACATTACTGGATCTGGTTCACTTTATAACTTCTCTGGTGCAGCTGAATCTAAATCTGTTGATATTACTACACTTCCAGCTCTGTTTAGAGTTTATGGTGATGGTGGTATTAGTCGCACCAGACCTTACATTGGATCTGGATCACTCAAGAAATTCCAAGGTGCAGCAGAATCTATTACCATCAACCCAGACGAGAAGCAAATGCTCTTCTCCTTCTTGGGTCAAGGTACAACTACAAGAACAAGAAGCGAATCTGGTCAGGGTACAGTCAAGACACTTGGAGAATCTACAGTTCGGTTCTCTCCTGTATACTTTGGTTCAGGTACAGCAAGAGTTTCTGGCGAAGCAACTGTTACCAGAGCGAGAGACTTTGTTGGATTTGGTTCACTCAGAAAACTTTCAGGGGCAGCAGAATCTCTTACCTTCAATCCAGAAGAGAAGCAAATGCTCTTCTCCTTCCTTGGTGTTGGAGCAGAAAGCAGAACTTCAAGAGAACTCAGTCAGAGTGGAGTACTTACAGTCAGAGGAACTTCGGGAGATCCACTTCTTACATTTGCGGAACAACCAAGAGTTGAAATTGATATCACAGGAGATAGTTATGATCTCCGTGCTCATGCATACCAAGGTTCTGGTAGAATTTCTAATGTCAATAATGCTGATGACGCATATGTACGTGCTCCATATAAGGGAAGTGGAAGAATTGCCCTTGCTGGTATCGCATTAGTACAAGTTCAGCTCTTCCAGCCACCTCATACTCAAGTCTGGATTATTTAAACCATAAATACAATATGAGAAAAGTGCGTAATAGTAGATGACCACCCAAGTACAATTTAGAAAGGGTACTACCACAGAACACGCTCAGTTTACTGGTGCTAATGCTGAAATTACAGTTGACACCAAGAAGAAAACTGCTGTTGTTCATGATGGTACTGATATTGGAGGATATGAACTTCAACGAGCACGATGGGAACATCTAAATTCTAATCAACAACTTGTTTGTGGACTTAGATATTTAATAGACACCTCATCTTCTGCTTTGTCTTTAACAATGCCTTATGAAGCTTCAGGTGTAGTTCCTCATGTAGGAGATATGATTGAATTGGTTGATATGAAATCAACTTGGGCAATAAATAATGTTACTTTAACTACTAGTAGCAGCACTATTAAATTTTTAAATCAATTTGGGAATACTGATCACGAATTCATTCTTGATATAGCTGGCATGTATACTCAATTTGTTTGGGACGGAACTTACTGGAGGATTTTAATGTAATGGCTTTACATCTTAGTTCAAGTAGCGGAACAGTTGGGCAAACTGTAGCTCAATCAAACGACTTTACAGTTCATGCTCTGAGAAGAGACAAGGATGGTATGTTGCATTATACAAAGGCAAGATCTACAGAAGATGAAGTCTTTGATTTTCATCGTGAAGATGGTGAAGAGTATCCAGATTTTCTTCAAGGAACAGAATATGTCCTTGCTGACGCAGGTGACAAAAAGTATTCAAATGACACTGATGATAAATACCAACAGTTCAGATTTGATTTCAGGAATTTGACTTATTTTATTGATGATAATGGTTACTTAGTCGGAAGACTAAATAAAACATATGATCACACAACTAACGGACCTAAGTAGGGATTTTTAAAAATGGCAGATTTTAGACTCGGCAGACTGAAGTTTAAGTGGCAAGGCAATTGGACTGCTTCCACTGCTTACGTCATTGACGATATCGTTAAGTATGGTGGAAACTCATACGTTTGTACAACAAACCATACATCAACAACAGCAGAAACATCTTTTTATTCTTCTGATAATGCTAAATGGTCTGTTCACACAGAAGGCATTGTCAATAAAGGAGATTGGGCTGCCTCTACTTGGTACAAAATAAATGATGTTTTCAAGTATGGTAATACACAATATCGTGTTACTGCTGGATTTACATCTGCTGCTACTTTTTCCGATTCAAATACTACAGTTTACTTAGAAGGTCTTAAGTATGAAGATACTTGGACTGCCAGTACAACATATCAGGTTGGTGACATTGTAACTTATGGTGGTTATAGTTATTCTGCCAAAACTAATCATAGTTCTGCTACTGTTCCAAATTCAGATGCTACTAACTGGGCAGTTTTATCAGTTGGTTTTGAAGCAAAAGGAGCATATGCTGCTGGCACAACATACAAACTTGGTGATGTAGTTAGATATGGTGGTAACAGTTACGTAAATATATTAGTTGCTGCTGCTGGAACCGATCCTACAAATACTTCTAACTGGAAACTTCTTGCCGAAGGATTTAATTGGACTGGAAACTGGGCTGCTGGAACTGCATACAAATTAAATGATGTTGTTAACCGAACTTCAAACTCTTATGTTTGTGTTCAAGCTCATACAGGACAACAACCAGAAACTGATACTGGTGGAGTATATTGGAATTACATAGCACAGGGTGGTTCTGCTGCTCAGGTGTTGACCACAACTGGTGACATGCTTTATCAGTCTGCTGGTACAATTGCTAGATTGGGACTTCCAGCATCAGCAACTGGTACTGTTGAAGAACAAAAAGGTGCTAGTGGTCAAGTATTGACAGTTGGTGGTTCTCCACTTTTACCACAGTGGGAAAATAATAATACATCTGCACCTGTTTATTATGTTACTAAAGAGGGTTCTAATTCAAATAGTGGTAAGCAAATTTCAAGAGGATTTGCTACTTTAAGATATGCTTGTGATCAAGTATCTGCATTAACAGGAGCAGCAAAACCTACTGCAACAAATCCAATTACAATCTATGTAAAATCTGGTATTTACGAAGAGCAACTTCCTATTCATGTTCCTGAGTTTACTTCAGTAATCGGTGATAACATAAGATCTACATCATTTACACCTGCATCAGGTGATTCTGATGAGTTGGATTTAGTATTCCAAACTGCTGCAACTCATGTTAAATTGGGTGACGTAGTTAGTAACTCAGCAAAGACAAAAACTGCTAAGGTAATGAAGCATAGTACAGGTACTACCCTGACGCTTCTTCCTGTAACAGGTGGTGTATGGACTACTAGCGATAAGTATGTTGATATTATCAACAATAAATATGCAGATGGTAGAGATGTATTAAACAACAACAGAGTTTTCCTTGCTCATGAAGCGTATCATCGTCATGTTGCAAATGTAGGTGCTGTAACTGGTGCTGCGGGAGGAGTTAAAGATCAATTAACAGCTTTTGTTGATGCACTTGCTTTTAACCTAAAGCATGGAAGTAATAACGAAGTTTGGGATTTTACTAATTCTGTTCTTAGTGGAACTGATATTACTGGAGACGTTACTCAAGATAACCAATTAATTGAATATGTTAGAGATGCTGCAAATACAATATTAGCAGGTGGAACAGCAACAGTATCTGCTGGTAATAGCGAAACTCAAACTGCTTATAGTGGAACAGCAGATACTAATAATCCTAAGTGTCCTAATGTTACTTCTGCTGTAACAACTCTTGCAGCGATATTTACTTCTTGTAGGACTGCTAATAATATGGGTGGTACTTCTAAGAGTGAACCATTCATAGACATCACAACAGTATCTACTGTTTCAAATATCCATTCAACATTCATATATCTTGCTGATCATACTATCGTTAAAGATTGTGTGTTTAACGGATTAGCAGGTTTTGCAGCTAATGGTGCTGACGACAAAAATATAGAAGCTGCTGTTATTAAGGGTGTATACTTTGAACTTGATCCTGCTTCAGCAGTTACCAAGTCACCTTATATTCAAAACTGTTCTGCATTAGGTGGTGCTGCACTTGGTGTATTATGTGATGGTGACTCTCATGTACACTTTGACAACTCTCCTACCCCATCCTTCAAGTCAATGTGCTTTGACGCATTCACGCAGGTTCTAGAGGGCGGTGCAGGGTTCTGGTGTAAGGGTACAGCAGCGATGGAAATCGTATCATCCTTCACTTATTATCATCACATGTCTTATTGCTCCACTGGTGGTGGTAAGATTCGTGCTGTATCTGGTAACTCATCTTACGGTAAGTACGGTTGTATTTCTAGAGGATTTGATCCTAATGAGGTAACTACCGATGGTACGATTGCTGGTTTACGTCTTAATATTAATGCATCTGGATCAAGTGCTGGTACATTCACAGACTTTGAAAGAATCCAAGGTAATACATCAGGTGCTGTTGGACAATTAAGAAGTAATCAAATACTTGAAGCAAATTATCTTAATTACATACCAATTAAAGGTACATTCCAAGATGGTGAAGTAATTCAAGGTATTGGTTCTACTGTTCCTAATATTACTGCTAGTGGTGCAACAGTAACTCTTAAAGCATCTAATGCTGTTACTGGTCAGTATGGATATCAACTTATTGCTGAAGGATTAGCACTTGCTCCAGACCAAGGTGGATCTGTTGAGTATGTTGACAATGGTTCAACTAATGATTCTAGTTCTTATGTTATTTCAAGTGCTAGTTATGGAGCACCAGATGGAAGAGGTTCTCTAACAGTAACCAGAGGATCATTAGGATCTAGTGCTGCTGTTCATTCTGGTACTGATACTGTTGCATTGTTCCCTGTTACAGCAGCTACAGGTACTACATTGACTGCTGGTATTGATGCTAGTGTTACTAGTATTGATCTTAGTGTTCTTACTGGTGTTGCACAGAACGGATTCGTTGTTGTTGACAATGAATTGATGATAATCACTGGTGTTACAGACGCAGATACAATTACTGTTACTCGTGCTCAAGAAGGTACATCTGCTGCTACACATGCTAATGGTGCTGCTGTTACAGTTCTTGGTGCTAAAGTTGCTTCTCAGGATACACTCCTTAAAGATACAACTGATGTCACTACTGATATTCGTGTAACTCAGGGTGGTATTATATTTAAGGCAGGAGATTATGCTAAGATTAATAATGAGTTTATGCTATTGAGTGCTGCGGCTGCAGATACAACTGGTATTACGATTATTAACTTTGCTGACGAGAAAGCAAGTTCTGCTGCTGCTGGTGCTGACCAGTTATTCAAGATTCGTTTCAGATATTCTCAGGTTCGCTTAACTGCTCATGACTTCCTAGACGTTGGTACAGGAGACAGGTCAACAACTAACTGGCCTGGACTTCCATCCCAAGCGAATGTTCCTGCGAACGAAATTAATGAAGTTCGCCCAGGTCGTGTTTACTATGTTTCTACCGACCAAGATGGTAACTTCGCCGTTGGTGAATACTTCAAGGTTGAACAGGCAACTGGTAAAGCAACATTGAATGCTAACGCATTTAATTTATCTGGTCTAGACCAATTACAACTTGGTGCTATCGGTGCTACGTTGGGTGCTATGATTGATGAGTTCTCAATAGATGGAACTCTTGCACAAAATAGTGACGCTAAAGTTCCTACACAGAAGGCTGTTAAGACTTATGTTGATGCTCAAATAGGTGGTGGTGGTGCTTCAACAACCATCAATACTGCTGGTGATACTGGTACAGGTAGTGTTGCTACTGGTACTCAAACCCTTAGTATTGTTGGTACAACAAATGAAATTGAAACACAAGCTGCTAGCCAAACAATTTATGTTAAACTTCCTGATGATGTAACAGTTGGAAATAACTTAACTGTAACAAATGATTTAGCTATATCTGGTAATACAGTATTGACTGGTAACCTAACAGTTAACGGTACAACATCTACTGTTTCTACAGCAAATACTACTGTTAGTGATAAATTACTTGAACTTGGAACTGGTACTACTGGTTCTCCAACTGGAGATATTGGTATTATCCTTGAAAGAGGAGATTCAAATAACGCCTTTATCGGGTGGGATGAGTCAGCAGACAAGTTTACATTAGCTACTACAACTGCAACTGGTTCTTCTGCTGGAGATCTAACACTCACAACAGGAACACTTGTTGCAAACATAGAAGGTAATGTAACTGGTGATGTAACTGGTAATGTAACTGGTAATTTAACTGGTAACGTAACTGGTAATGCTACTGGATTAAGTTCAACACCAAACATTTCTGTTGGTACAATAGCATGTGGTAATATCACTGGTACTGGAACTGTTAGTGATAGTATGGGTGATGTAAGGAAACTTCTAGTAAGATCAGTCTCTAGTGCTTATACCTTAGTTATTGGAGATAGCGGTAGATTTGTTGATACAACTGGTGCTGCGACAGTCACGGTTCCGAATGGAGTCTTTTCTGCTGGTCAAATGGTGACCATTTTGAACAACAGTGGTAGTGATATGACACTCGCTCAGGGTGGTGGATTCTCACTCTATAATGGAGCTGATGGATCAACAGGTAACAAAATAATGGGAGCTAGATCAACAGCGACTATACTATTCCAAGGTAGTGCTAATGGATATCTTTCTGGTTCAAAAATAAGTTAAGGAGGTTATAAAATGGCAACACAACAAACACTAGTTGGTATGGGGGGAGTGTCAGCACTGTATGACTTTGGTTCTGGTACGGTAACTTTTACTGCTAACGGCAGAGTAAATTACACTGGACCATCATTATCTGAGGTTAGAAGTGGTTTGAGTGGTGGCAATTCTGGTGTATGGAAAAATGATACCAATTTTCTTAATACAAGTAGTGGTTTCATATTATGGACAGTTCCTGCGGATGGAACTTATAGATTTAATACTCACGGTTGTCGTGGCGGTAACCAATATTCCAACGAGCAAGGTGGTTATGGAACTCATATGAGAGGAGATTTTGTTCTTGTAAAGGGAGACGTTATTAAAATGCTAGTAGCACAACAGGGTGGTAGTAGTTATGGTGGCGGTGGTGGTATGTCTGCTGTTGCAACAAATAGTAATACTCCAATGATAGTTTCTGGTGGAGGGAATCCTACATCTCCTTGGAACAATACTACTAGAAATGCAACTACTAGTACTAATGGTACGTCTGGTAGTTACGGTTGGGAAGGTGGTAGTGGTGCTGGTGGATATAGTCAAGCTGGTGTATGGGGTGGTGCTGGATTTTATGGTAATCCAGGTGGAAGTGAATCATGTGGTAGTACGAAACCTGTGTCATTTATAAATGGTGGACTGGGTGGATATAGTTGCAATGGACAAGGTGGTTGGGGAGGAGGATCTGGAACTGACGGATGTTGTTATGGAGCATCTGGTGCTGGTGGTGGATACTCTGGTGGTGCTGGTACTGCTAGTAGTGGTCAGTATGGAGGTGGAGGTGGTTCCTATAATAATGGAGCCAATCAATCAAACACCCAATCTGGCGAGACTTATGGTAAAATACAAATTGAATTCCTGGGTGCCTAGGTTCAATTGATGTTAATACTAACTAACGTAGAGGTATAAGTTAATGAGATTTCTAAAAGTTGTAAATGATGTTGTAGTAAATTATCAATATACTTTGGATAATTTATACGTAGACAACCCCACTGCACAAATTTACAAGAGTGGTAATAAATTACCATGTAAGGAATTATTAGAAAAATATAATGTATATCCATTGGTTACGACAAAGAAACCAGAGGGGCCTACTGATGACGTTGTTACTGAAATTACTCCTATCTTTGATGGTGTAGAATGGATTCAACAATGGGAATCTAGACTTTATACAGAACAAGAAAAAATATTATTGAAGGATGAGTTTGACAATGCAAATAGAGTAGCAGTAGATATATTACTACAGCAAGCTGCTGAAAGTTCATAGATGGTATGAGTGATCTTGATTAATAAATACCTCTAGGATAATAAAGACTAGGGGTATATTTTATGGCCGAGCCTGCCAGTAGAGCTCAACTAAAAGATTATTGTCTTAGAAAGTTGGGTTTCCCAGTCCTTGAGATCAATGTAGATGACGATCAGATTGAGGACTCAATTGATGATGCTCTTCAGTATTATCGTATGAGACATTATGATGGTGTTGAACTTGCTTACATGAAGCATTTGTTTACTGCTGCTGATGAAGCAAAATTTGATAGTCAAGAGACTACAACCACTGTTGGTAGTGGTGCAACTGCTATAGAATGGAAGGTTAAAGATAGATATCTTACTCTTCCTGCTGATGTAGTTGGTGTATCTAAGGTATGGGGTCTTGCTAGTAATGCTGTTAGGAACAACTTATTTGGTATTGAGTATCAGATTTTTTTGAATGATTTATATGCTGTAGGTTCTCTTGACTTCCTTAACTATTATATGGTTAAGACTTGGATGGAAAGTATGGACATGATATTGAATAATGGTTCTTTTGTTCAATTTAGATTTAATATGAGACAAGATAGACTTTACATTGATGTGGGTAAGGACATGCTTGATGAAGATGTCCATGTCATTGTTGAATGTCATAGAGCATTGGATCCAGATACATTCACACAAGTTTATAGTGATGTCTTTTTAAAGAAATACACTACTGCTCTTATTAAAAGACAGTGGGGTCAGAACCTAATTAAGTTTAATGGTATTCAACTTCCTGGTGGAGTTGCCATTAATGGTAGAGAAATCTTTGAAGATGCTCAGAAAGAAATTGCTGAGATTGAAGAGATGTCAACTACTACATATGAATTGCCACCATTTGACATGATCGGATGAAAAAAGTATATTTTCCTCAGCATGGTGGTGTTGCCACCGAACAGAATCTGGTACAGGACTTGGTTGATGAACAGATCAAGTTGTTTGGATCTGATGTTTTTTATATTCCTAGAGTACACCTTAAGGATAAGTCTCTTGGAGAAGTCATACAGTCTGAATTTAGTCAGAGCTATATGATAGAAATGTTCTTAGTGAATGTTGAGGGATTTGGTGCTGGTGCTGAGTTTGTAAGTAAGTTTGGTTTAAGAATAACAGATGAGATAACTTTTGTTGTGTCAAGAAGAAGGTGGGAACAGTCTGCCAATCCAGCGTTGAACCTTGCTGTAGATGGTAGACCTAATGAAGGAGATCTAATATACTTCCCATTAACCGAGGATCTTTATGAAGTTAAGTACGTTGAACGAGAGAATCCTTTCTTCCAGTTAGGTAAACAGTATTTCTATCAACTCACTGCTGAGCTTTATGAGCAGGGTGCTGATAAGTTTGATACAGGTATTGATGAGGTTGATGATATTGAAAGAGAGTTTAGTAATATTACTACTCTCAATGTTGGACTCACTACTAGACAGACAGCAACTGGAACTCTTGAAGTAGATTCTTCTGGTGCTATATCATTAGCAACAGTAACACTTGCTGGTACTGGATATAACACTGCACCAAATGTTACTGTTAATGATCCTAATGGTAGTGGTGGAATTATTACAACGTCAATAATGGATGGTGGTGTTGTTACTCTTACTATTGTTAATGGTGGTAGTGGATATGACCCAACTAATATAAATCCACCAACTATTACTGTTGATGCTCCACCAACTGCTATTCAATTTGTTAATGATGAGCATGTTGTTATAGGTGGATTTACTGCACAGGGTGCAGGAAGAACGTGGACTTCTGCTAATAAAGTTATTACAGTAACTGCACTTGGTAGTTTTGACCCTACATTTGCTACAACTACACAGAAGAAATATTTCTACTGGAAATTTGAAGATAAACGTATTAGTTATGTTTATCAATATAATGGTACTACTGCAACTACTGCTCCTGGTTTCTTCTATTATGATTCTGCTAATGTGAAATATGTTATTAATGCTTGGGAGGAGACTACCACTAGTGGTGGACAAGCAACAATGTATGACTTAATGAGTGCTACTATTGCTGAAGTTGCTGATTGGAATGGTGTTACAAATACACTTGAAGTTATGAACCGTACAGGCAACTTCATTGATGGTGACATGATTAGAGGCGTTGAATCTAATGCCATATATACATTAGGAACATTCTCTACTATTGATAATCAAAGTACAGAGTACGATCAAAATAAAGCAATTGAAGATGGTGCAGATGACTTAATTGATTGGGGTGAGAAGAATCCCTTTGGTGAATTTGGTAATTATACAGGTAGCTTCTGATGTTAGGAACACAATTTTATAATCAAGCAGTTAGGAAAACTGTTATTTCATTTGGTACTTTATTCAATAATATTGAATTGAAGAAGATTGTTGATGGACAAGTAATGGAGGTTGAAAAGGTTCCTCTTGCTTATGGTCCAAAACAAAAGTTTTTATATAGACTTCAAGGTAATCCTACCGATGGTAAGAAGGTAGCAATTACCATGCCACGTATGTACTTTGAAATGACTGGTATTGATTATGATGCTTCAAGAAAAACACCTGCTACACAGAAGTATAAGACAGTTATAAATGATGAAGGTAATGAGGTAAGAACTCAGTACGTACCTGTTCCTTACAATATTTCATTTGAAGTTGGCATCCTTGCTAAGTCTCAGGATGATGGACTTCAAATACTAGAACAGATTCTTCCTTTCTTTCAACCATCATTTAGTATGAGTCTTAAGTTCATTCCTGATATGGATGAGGTTAGAGATGTTGCTGTTGTTTTAAACAATGTTGACTTTGAAGATGATTGGGAAGATGATTTTACTACCAGACGAAGTATAACTTATTCAATGCAGTTTACTTGTAAGAGTTACATCTACGGTCCTTACACTAAGGCAGATGTTATTCGTAAGTCTCGTATCATTGAAACCATTGGTGATACTAATGTCAATAAGAGACATGTTGAATTATCATACACACCTAAAGCGAAGACTGATATTAATCAGGACGGTCAGGTTACAGCAGCAGATGATGCATTAGTAACTGCTGATGATGACTTTGGATTTAATGAAGGATTTGAATTCTTATGAATAACCTAGAAGATAATATGGAAGAACTTCTTAATGTTGAAGTATCCGAAACACCTGAAGGTGGTTGTGCTAAACGCAAGGATCAACTCAGAGATGTCTCAGAGGACAGGGACAAGGACTATGAATATACGAGAGCAGAACTCTATAGACTTATAGATCAGGGTCAGGAGGCAGTACAAGGGGCGTTAGAGGTCGCACAGG